CTACGCAGCGGCAGGCTGGCCACCCGGTTTTGAGATAACCCGGGCGACAGATTCGTGTGTTGCGAAGGTACAGCTGCACTCGATGTTCTGACACTGGTGATAGCGTTCTTTCGTGGATTCACTCAGGTAACGGCTTGAACGTGTATGGGCAACCTTTCCACAAAGCGGACAATGCATCATAAAAACCTCCGGCATGACAAGTAAGCGATAAGGTGATTATGAAACTCATAACTCGCAAAAGCAAGTTTAAATTATGTTATTGAGGATTCGTAAGTGATATCTGCAATGTAAATCTTCAGATTCAACGTGGTAGTAAAGCCTTTCTCATTAACATTATGCACTGCGGACTCAATCACCCAGCGTTGACTGTCGATCTCATCTTTAAAACCCTGGACGTTTACCGGCGATTGCGCACTGAGATCGGCGCGTCCCATGGCAAGTTTGATGCTGAAGGACGACGAATCAGTTTGTATCTGACTAAACACGGAGTCTGCAGCCCGTTTTGCCGTTTCCTCGTCAGGAAAGATTTTGGCGAGCTGCAGGATATTTTCTGCCGTTCCGGCGGTATAACTCTTATCAGCGGTGCGGTTAAGCGCAATATTACTGCTCGTCGCCGTTTTAACATCGTGCCATTGTGCCTTCACGCCGCTATAGGCCCGGGTATCTGTCAGCTTATAGGTATAATTATCTCCGTCACTGCGGATCAGGGTCTTCCAGGGAAGCGCCTGGCCCGACGCGGTGCGACCTGTTCCCCCTTTAAAAAATAAGATTGAGCCATTTTTCACCGTGACCTGAGCGCCGTAATTTTGCGCCAGACGGCTCAGGAAATAGGCATCTGTTTCAGTCGTCTGATCGATATGCGGTATCTTAATGCTGTCGAGTTCCTGCGGGATCACCGGCAACGATAAGGCATTCCGCCCAGAAATAATCCGCACAATTGCACCCAGTGTGTAATCGTCATAGGACTGGCTGCGCCTGGTAGCAAAAGAGCCACGAAAATCTGCGCTGCGGGCGGTCACGTCAATTTTATCGGGGGAGCCGGAGTAGACGACTGTATCGACCGTAAAATAGCCGCAATCGTATAAAGCTTGTTTTGACCACCCGAGATGCAGGTGCAAGATGGCCCCCCTGACAGGCATCTGCAACAGACCATCACTGTCGTCGAATGTCAGGCTTAGCATGTCCGCCTCAAAACCGCTTTTATCTGTTACCGACAATTTAATAATACGGTCGGAGATATTTTCCTCGAGGACCTTATTTTTAATCGCCAGTGTAAATACCGGCGCAATCCTTGCCCCGGCAGGTATTTGCAAATCGGTCAGCATAGTCAGACTCCCGCAACGAAGTTGCTGATTGCAGAACTGGCCTTGTTATATAAACCTTCGGCCTGGGTGAGTAAATCGCCGAACATCGCCGCCTGAGATTCATCGACACGTCTTAACACCAGGCCAAAACTGATACTGCGTGCCTGACCGATGGAGTTAAGTTCCGTGTTGGTATTGTTCATACTTTCAATAATATACATGCCGTAGATTGTTCCGTTGCCTTCAATCAGCGGCCATGCCCGTCCGGAATCCGCCATCCCCTGAAGTGTCTGAAGATAGCTGACTCCCCCGGTGACTTCGGGCAGCAACTGTCCTGACAATGTGATGGTTTCTTTTCCCAGCCCGAGAAATTGCGAAACAGGGCGTTGCCCGAAGCGGGGGTTATCTCCCCAGCTGTAATTCGTCTGTCTGGCAAGCGTCTGATAGGGAAGGGTATTTAATTTAAAAACGAATAAACCCAGCGACATCATCATGAGTAGATCCCTCCGTTAGCAAACCGGTTGTAGGAATTATTGGTGGCATTCCATTCACGTTCATTGAAGACATCGTTGACCAATGATTGGATCTGCTGCTTATCGGTGTCGGGTGTGGCTGTAAAGCTGACATTGACCGTCGTTGCACGGTTATCGGTCAGATTATTGGCCACGCTGGTTTTGGCAGGCTGATACAGGTTCAGTGCTCCGCCGGTGGGGGAAATGCTGTCAACCGGCGGTGTCGTCATATCCGCGCCTGCATCAGAACTGTCATTGCCAAAAATGGAGTCCCATCCTTTTTTCGCCCAGATAAAGAGTTCTCCGATTTGCGAGACAGCTTTATTGAGCGTGACAAAAACCTCTGCGATCGCTTCCCCGACCTCTTTGCCTATATTGCTGAAACCGCTCAGTTGATCCTGACTGAATTTAATCGGTTCAAATAAGTCGGTGATCCAGCCCAGCGCCGTGCTGAACGGGGCAAACGCCTCACTGACCGGCCCCATCACCGACGTAAATCCTTCGATCACGCCCCCGACAAAGGCACTGATCGGCTCCCAAAGTTTGACCACTGCCACTCCGATCCCGGCAATCAATGCGATGACCGGCAGAAGCGGCAACCCTATGGCGGTAAACGCCGCGGCAATCATGCCGCCGGTGCCGGTGAACAGCGTGCCCAGCAAACCGGCGCCAGCCATCAGCATATTGATCCCGCTGAGCACCGGCACTATGACTGTGCCGAGAGAGCCCAGCCCGCCGATAATGCCGGTGATACCTAATGCCAGACCGAGCAGTGTATTCACCAGCAGCGGATTATCAGTGATCCAGGTATTCAGCGTACCCAGCCAGCTTGTTGCGGTTTGCGTGAGTTCGCGCAGGGCGGAACTTTGCCCGGCAAACAGATTGATGCGCAGGGTGTCCCAGGTCGCAAACAGTTTGCTGATGTCGCCATCCAGATTATCGCCTTTGACGGTAACGGCCATTTGCGCAGCGGGTGTCGCGCCGTTCAGTGCCGCAGATGTCTGGGTCAGCACCTGACCGGCATCCATTCCTGTATTGGCCAATGCCTGCTGTCTGGCGACAACGTCGGCGGGAGAATGGCCTGACGCGGCCATCGATAGGCTTTGCTGGCGCAATGCGGCCAGCTGTGGATCATCATTTTTCAGCCTGAGCGTCGCCTGAACTTCAGAAAGCCCGGCTTCGAGATCAGACGCCGGTTTGAGGAAGTTTTTCGCCAGCTCTAATTTCGGTTGTGCGAAGGCGACAAGTGAAGAGCTGGTATTTTTCAGCCGGTCAATTTTCTCTCTACGCTGCTGGTATCGTTGTCCTGCTTCCCGTCCTTTTTGTTCCAGAACCTGCGGGCGCGATGGCTGAATGCTTTCCGAATAGGACGTCCTGATTGTTTCTGTCATCTCGTCATAAGCCTGTTTTTCAGCCGGGGTAAAAAGAGACCCGCGCAGCCGTGACGAGGCGTCAGTCATGTCTTCCGACATCCCGGTGAAAACATTCTTTTTGGGTACTGTCGTAAATTGTTGCCAGATATTGGCCGTCGCCTTACGCAGCGGCCCCAGCTGTTGGTTCATTTTCTCAAGCGTGGTGGGTAACTGTTCGAGATTACTCATCTGTTTTTACTCCGCTGCGTTGCAGTGCCTTATGACGCCAGTTCAACAGATCGGTAAGTGACATGCCGTCCATCTCGGACGGCGGCCAGTGAAAGATCACCGCGATATCTGCCATCAGATCATCGACAGTGAGGCGGGGCGCAATGTTTACGCCTCCGGTTTCGGCGATAAAAAACCGATCACCTTGCCTGCCAGCGCAATCAGGTCAGGCAGTTCCAGACGTGAGCACTCTTCTTTGGTCAGGTTCGGCGTGGTGATACGAGGCAAAATGGTGATCAGTGCATCGACATCGGCGTTTGCCAGCGCGGCAAGACCGATACCCCGCAGGCTGCCTGCGGTCGGTTTGGTGACCAGGATTTCCGCGATGCTCGTATCGCCGCGTTTTAACGGCACATCCAGGATCACGGTGTTGTTGTTTTCAGTCTGGCTCATGTGTTTTCCTGCTTAAATCTGAAATGAAGCCGGCAGAAACACTGCCGGCTCAGGGAAGGGAATTACAGGCCGAGCGCAGTACGATGCTCAGCCAGACGGTCAACGCCGTTGACCACTTCGACCATATTGACGGTGTCGATCTCAATCAGCTCTTTGCCATCGATGGTGAGTTTGAAATAGGTACATTGGGTGGTGATTTTGGTTTCTGTGTCTTCGCCCTGTTTGTACTCACCGAAATCAAACTCTTTATGACGGCCGCGCATCATGACTTCTACCGCAGAGACATCACCGGTGTCGTCACGTTGCAGGGAACCGGCAAAGCGCAGCGGAATATCCGATGTGCTGCCCCATTGCTGCAACACCAGCTCATCCAGGCCGCCGATGGACCATTCAAGGGTCAGCGCGTCGTCATCCAGACCGAAATCCACGGCGACGGAACCGCTCATGCCACCGCCGCGATAGTTTTCCAGCTTGCGGGTCAGTTTTGGCAGAGTCAGGGAAGAGACCAGACCGAGGTAGCTGTTCCCGTCATTGAACAGGTTCAGATATTTTAATTTCTTAGGAAGTGCCATGAGTTCTCGTCTCCTTAGCTGTTAATGGACGCGGCAAAGTTCACCAGATAGGAGTCGGTGATACGCTGGCGCAGGGTCAGATCTTCCAGTGGAGGAACCGGGGTATAGTCATAATCGATATACAACTTACCGGCTTTCAGGGTTTCCGCCGTGTTAGCGTTTTCGTCGTACCAGCAGTCGCCATCAATGATGTAACCCGCTGATTTCATTTCACGCATTTTGGCTTTGATGCCGTCGATCATGTCGCGCACCAGGGACGGCGTCATTGGTTTATCGACGGCCCACATGTGGGCTTCGGCCATGGTGTCAGCCAGAACCTGCGCAGTACGGGTGTAGTTCTCAAACAGGAATAACGTGTCATCGCTGCAGGTACGGTTACCCCAGAAACGGAAACCGTCTTTGCGCACCAGCGTGGTCACGCAGGCTTCATTCAGCAAATCGGCATCGGTGCCGGTGGCCTGCAGATCCCAGAAAACGCTGGCAGAAAGGCCGGTGACGCCGTTAACGCCGACGTTTGACAGTGTTTTATGCCAGCCGGTTTCCTGGTCGATTTTGGCGCGCAGGCCCAGCGCACGGGCGGTGGCATAAGCGATATCAGACTGGCTGGTGGCGGTATTCCAGTTCACAAAGTCCGGCCAGATCAGCATCAGTTCGCGCTGGCTGAAGTTTTCACGGTAGGCGATCGCATCGGAAATGGTTTTTGCGCCATACACGCCGACATAACCGAAAGCGCGCAACTGCTGACAAACGCCAGCCAGCGCGGTGGCGACTGCCAGATTATCCAGCCCCGGAACGCCCAGAATGCGTGGCTTAACCCCCAGCTCCGCCTGTGCAGACAGCAGCGCTTTCATGCCGGTGTAGCGGCCATTGGCATCCGAACCGCCAATAATATTGCTGGTAGTCGCATCTTCATCTTCGCCGGTGGCAACACGTACCACGACGGTGACGGGTTTGCACTGATCAGCAATAGCCAGCAGCGCGGCACGTAAAGTCCCGCTGGTGCCCGCTTTGCCGCTGGCCGCGAGAACATCGGTGATCAGAACCGGTGTATTAAGGGGGAACGTGGCCGCATCTGCATCTTCTGCAGTACAAACCATGCCGACAATAGCGGTGGAAACGGTAGAAATAACGCGGGTGCCATCGTTGATTTCAACGACACGTACGCCGTGATGATAATCAGCCATCAGGGTGACTCTCTCTGTTGTGGGTGGTGAAGCAAGGATGCCGGTTCACAGCAGTAAGCGCATTCGATCAGGGGCGTGGGGGCGTTGGCACAACAGCGGGGGGAAAGAGAATAATAAAAAAGCTCCCGAAGGAGCTTTTGATCAGGCCGGAATGTCGGGCCAGGTAATGTCAGGCGCCGTGGACAAATCTAACCGGTTTAAGGCGACACGGTAAGTCTTCCAGGCTTTGAGTTGAGTCTTTTCTTCTTCTGTAGAAACTCCTAGATCCCATGCATCTTGAAGAGGGGCAAGAATTGTCAATGAAGATGCTAATAGTAAATTTCTTTCTTTTTCTGCTAATTCATTTACAGAAGGTTCAAGACTTGAGAATTCACCATTAACAAACATATATTGATGATTTATTATATCTTTTGGGATTATTTCCTTATTTATTTCTATAATTGTAACACCCTCTGAAAGGGTGAGGAAATTAGGGTCTTTAGCCCATGTCCTCACGATTTTATCTTTACCTACTGTTATGAAATGGTTTTTACCTTTCCATTCACGATCTCTCAATTCGTACCAGTCGTTCCCCTCTTGATCTTCAAAATATATAATTGGTAATGTTAATCCTTCTTCAAAAGCTTGTTTTGTTATTTTGATGTTTTTGAATATGATCATTTTTTAGTTCCCCACCTGACGCCATTGGCCACTCGCAGTTCTTACCATCAGGGCTCGATAATACTTACCCATTGCACGGCAATCACCCAAATCTGCACGAATATTCAAGCCAGTCATAAAACAACCGGCCGGGGCCTCCCAAACAACTTGTGTAATATGAGCACCATTTTCAAGGGCCTGACTACCTCTTTGGACGTCATATATATATCGACTGTCCGTTTCGACTTTGGAATAAGCGTTGTTTTTTGCCATGTATGCGGAATCTGATTGTGTCTTGGTATAATAACGGTTATCAAAATTCGAATAGTTTCCCGGAGTGATAGTTCCGGCGCAACTAAAAACACCATCAGAATATACGGAAATACCTGTACCAAAACTCACATCTCCGGTAGCAACATTGATCCGAATTGGGCGCAGATCATTGTAACTTCCATACTGATTTCCGGCATTAGTCAACATGAGATACAGCGAAGAGCCATCCTGCCGCCAAAATGATCCATAATTTCCCTGAACAATTCGATAACTATTGGCGTAAGTGGATTGAAATTCCGCCGAGTTCCTCAATACACCTTTAATATCGTTGCTTCCTGCAAGAGGAATAGCCCCAATGTTTCCCGGAGTGAGGTTTATATCTGTTGTACCGTCGAAAAGTACTCCAGATATTTTCCTCGGAGTTGCTAATTTCAACGCTGCAACAGCCGTACCGCCTACTGGTAGTGCGCCAATATTTGCAGGAGGGATGCTGATATCCGCCGTTCCATCAAACGGCACACCCGCAATTTTGCGTGCTGTCGCCAGCCGGGTTGCCGCAACGGCTGTGCCGGCAGAAGGCAGGCGTCCGTTGGCATTATCATTGGCTGATTTTGCCAAATCATTTGCTACCTTCACCGCTTTCGGCGTCGCCGCCAGAACTTCACTGGTGCTGTCAACGGCGTTGCTCAGTTGCACAAAACCTTTGGCGGTTAGCGTACCGTCCGGGTGACGGCGTGAGGCTTCGTGATCGGCCAGCAGGTCGTTGACGTACTCTTCGGTGGCGACAATCAGGGAATCATCAATGGTCAGGCTGACGGCATCGGTGTTGGTGACGACGATCACCATCCGCAATGTCTGGGTGCGGCCGGAGCCTTCCTCGAGCGTCGGTTTATAAGTATCGGCCATATTGCTGACGGCAATCAGCGTGCCGTCGGCGGCGTAAAGCCCCATTTCACGCATCCAGAAACCGCCGACGCTGGCAGGAATGATCGCCTCGGCGATGATCCAGTTCGCGTGTTTGCTGTCCGTTTTCAGGGAGTTCAGTTTGATGCGGTAGGTTTCTTTCACCAGTTTGGTCTGGGTGGAAACCGGGACTGTGGCGCTGCCACCGCCATCACCGACGGCCATCTGAGTGATGTTAATGTCCTGACCGCTCTGGATGGCGGCGGCGATGCGCGCCTGTCCCAGGTCAGTGACGACAGATTTGAATGTGCTCATGGTGTTCCTTATCAGCCAGGATAAATAGTGAGGGTGTCGGCGTCATAAGCCGCTGCACCAAGGAAGACTCTTCCGGGAATAGTCTGGGTAATCGTCAGCCCGGTCAGGTGCCGGCTGGCGGGTTTGGCATCGTTGATTAAACGCTCCATTTCGTTGTACATCGCCTCGTCAATTCCCGTCTCCAGCACGCCGATGTCCAGACGGAACGTGCCGGGCACATCGCCGGTTTCCCACCACTCGTTCACGTTGATGACGTAACCCAGCGGCTCAACCACACGACGGATCGCGCTGATGGTGCCTTTATGCTGATGGATGAACCAGGCGGTTTGAATCACGTTTCTTTTCGTCGCAACGGGCCATTCGCTGTCCCAGCTGTCGACCGAAAATGCCCAGGCCAGATAGGGCAGAAAAACGGCCGGGCAGGTAAGGGGATTCCATAACGTGCGCAGCGGAACCGGGACGCGCTCAAGTAACGCACAGGCTTGCGCGGCAGCGACTTCCAGATCTGTCGAGCCTGAAGGCAGCAGCCGGTCACTCATCAGAACCTCCGATGACGATGGAATAACGCGTGCACAGCGATGCCTGCGTTTTATCTAACACCAGATCGGCGGCGGGCTTCGTCAGTTCCACACGCTGAACGCCTTCGACATGTAACGCGGCGTAAATCGCGGAGAGACGAATGTCGCGCCCCAGACGATGCTGATCGGAAATGTAGGTTTGCAGCTGCGCTTCTGCCGCCTGCTGGATAGGCTCGGACTCCGGTCCCGGGTAAAGGAACAGGGCCGCGTCGATTTCGTAGGGGACAATGCTGGCGGATTGCACGACCACGCGGTCAGCCACAGGGCGGACTTCTTCGTCATTCAGCGCGGCCAGAATGTTGGCGATAAGGTCGGCGCTGGCAATCCCGTCGTTATCGTGAGAAAGCAACGTCACCAGAACATTCGCCGGTGAAGGGCTGGTCACCGAGACATCGGCGAGCCGCCCGTCAGCTGAACGCGCATGATATTCATACGCGCCGGTCGGACCCGCGACGCTCAAGCCTTCGAACGCCTGCGGAATACGCATGCGCAGATCCGTATCAGACTCCAGAACGGCCGCCATTGGCGGGATGGTGGTGCTGTCCGCCGCATGCAATACCAGACGCTCAACATTGAAATTCGCCGCCAGCTGATCCAGATCGCTGCCCGTGGCATAGGCAACCATCACCGCGCGCGCCGCTTCGTTCACCCGCTGGCGCAGGATCAGTTCGCGGTAGGCATTCTCCTGTAACAGTTTGACCAGGGGTTCGGATTCAAACGTCAGTGTGCGGCTGATGGCTTCCCGCTGGTCGGCGGGATAGAGGGAAATCAGCGTCGTCTTACGTTCTTCAAACAGACTTTCATAATCCAGTTCTTCGACCACATCGGGGGCCGGTAACTGGCTCAAATCGATCGTTGCCATAGTGTCAGCTCACAGGAATATTCAGGGAAAAATCCGTCGCCGTATCGCTACGGTTTCCGGTCAGTTCAACCACCATCTTGCCGGTGTAATCCGTGCTGAAAGTGATTGCGGTCAGTGAGACGCGTGGCTCCCACTGCAACAGGGCGGTGTAGCAGACAGCCATCATCTGCAGCCGCAGCGCTCCGTTCTGCGGCTGGTCGATCAGCTCAGACAGTAATGAACCGTAATCGCGGCGCATCACTCTGGAGCCGACCGGCGTGTTCAGAATGTCGCTGACGGACTGGCGGATATGGTCGAGATCTTCGATGGCCATCCCGCTGTTTCTGTCCATGCCTGCGTACTTTGCATTGCTCATTGCGGGCCTCCGGTCTGACCGTTACCAGATTGCACACCGCTGTGACGATGGAGATGCACAATGATGCCGTTAGAGATCAGGCTGCCGCCGCTGTGGGTGATATTCCCGGTGAGCGTGCCGCCCTGTTTGACTTCAAGGGAACCGGTGGTGAGCTTGCTGGTACACACCACTTCCGGCGTATCCAGCGTGATGCGGGTGCTGGCCGTGCAGCGGACTTCAGGCGCCGTCACGTCCACTTTTTGTGAGGCGTTGATCACCGCGGTTTTAATGCCGGTGACGTTCAGCGCGCTGGTCTTCGGTTCGTATTCAAAAATGGCGCCGTCCGGGAAGGCCAGATGAATGGCATCCGCCGAAGCAGAAGGCGCAGGTGAGGTATCGGAAAATACGGCCGGTAAAACGAATGCCGTATTCAGTTCGCCGCCCATCGAGAGCAGCAAAACCTGTTCACCGACAGACGGGGCCCACCAGCTTCGCGTACGGCCAGCACGGTGGGTTATCCACGGCAGCCACGCGGTCACATTGTCGCCGCTACTGACGCGACAGCGCGCATTGGCCAGATCCAGTTCTGAGACTTTGCCGATGCGCACCAGGTTGTTGACCAGCCGCATCATGTCGTTAAGTTGAAGTGTCGTATTCATGGGATAAAGGATGCCGTTTCACAGGGTTAGGCGACAACCGGTGGCCGTTCGCCAGCGGATGGCACAACAAACGTCAGCGGGTTATACCGTCCAGCTGCTGATCAATACCCCATTGAGGTAGACCTCACGGGGAAGCGCCACATTGGCGGGTAAGGGCGGTTCAGGCAGATGGGTGATGGTGCGTATGTTTTCCTGATCAGACACCTGAACGCGCTCGGTAAGCTGCAGGGTCAGCACCAGGTTTTTCTCCTGCTGGGTGAAGGTGAAATCACTCAGACGGTGGCTGGCATTTCCCAGGATTTCCGGCTGATTGACCTGCAGCCAGTCGAGGATGACGACCACCATCTGATCGACCAGAGCTTCGCTGACTGTCGTGTCGCCGCTGACGGTCAGGGTCAGCGGGTAGCGATATTCAAAAGAAAGCGAAGCGGCGGATGTCGCCACCACCTGTCCCGCGCCTGTGGCGATCACCAGTTGCCCGGGTGAGGCCGCCAGCAGCGGCACCTGTTCAATCAGCCGTTGTTGCAATTGCATCGGTTTTTGCATGTTGTGCCTCCTGACACTTTTTGATGGTTTCAATCTGTAAACCGCAGTTCAGCAGCGCCGACTCCAGTTGCAGAATGTCGGCACTCAACGCTTCGTTAGTGGCCGGATGACTGGCCGGTACCGGGCAGGAGCTGACTGCCGGACAACCAACGTAAATAATCGCTGGCGGAGCCGAAGGCCGGTCGCTCGTGCAGCCTGCTAATATCAGCAGGCAGCTGGCTGTCAGCCCACAGACGGGTTTGCGGATCATGGTGAAGGCTCCTCTCTCTTTGCTGTTCCCGCGATTGCATCACCTGGCGGGCACTGTTCAGATCTTCGCGCAATGCCCGTTCAGCCTCTTCACGCAGGCGCATTTGCTGATTCAGTTCGGCGATCAGCCGCTGCCGTTGTTGCAGCTGGTTGTGCAGGGCGTCTTGTTGCTGACGGGCGCTGTTGAGGTCGTACTGTAACGAGCGGTTGGAGAGCAACAGGACGGCAATCAGCAGGGCCATTGCCGTCATCGCTGCCGGTAACAGGCGCATTCAGGCTCCTTTCAGGCAGACGCTGCGTTCGGCGTTTCGTCTGCGTTCCAGCCCGCGGTTGCGTTCGCCGTTGACGAAAACCCAGCGCGACAGTTGCTCGCAGGCGTTGCGCCATTGCTGCCGGTTAATGAAAAACGCCAGGGTGGACTGACAGGCAGCACCGGTGCCGACGTTAAAGGCGAAGGACACCACGGCATCGAAAACCGGTTGCGGCATGTTGACCGGCATACATTTTTTGATGCGGCGTTCTGTTCGCTGAATATCCAGCAGCAGGTTTTCCGCCGCCTGATGTTCGGTAAGGGCCTGCGCGGGTTTCACTCCTGCGGTATGACCAATGCCGCTGGTCCATACTCCGGCGCTGCACTGATAGGGTTGCAGCTGACAGCCTTCAAAATCGGTGATCAGTTTTAACCCCTCTTCAGAGACCTGCAGGGAGAGATAGCCGGGCAGGGCGGCCATCAGCCCGAGAACCACGGCGGCGCTGCAACGTTTAAGAGTTGAGGTTTTCATAGGTCTCTTTGCTCAGGCCGCTGCGGGACAGCAACTGATAGCTTTTGCGCCGGTAATACCAGTTGATCAGGAAGGTGCCGATCCCGACGGCGGAACCGACCAGAAAGGCCACATCCTGCGAGGTCAGGCCTGCCAGCCAGGTCAGCGACGTGGCAATGAAATAAGCGCAAGCTGAGCTGATGCGTTCGGTATTCAGTCCCATAATTTGAGGGTTTCCTGAACCGGTTGTTCTGCAATGTCAGGCATCTCGACCGCCGTACCGTGCGGTAACAGTGGTCCTAAATCAGCAATGCCTTTATTGGCGGCATAGACCTTTTCGACAACAACGGCTGTGCGGTTGTAATAACGCCAGCACAATGAATCAAGGGTATCACCCTGTTCTACATAGACTTTCATGGGTTTTCTCCGCATGTGGATGAGATCGTCAGGAGGTGAGATCAGTCTGCGGAAGGGGACGCGAAGCGGCAATCTGAGAGGGATGTGAAACGACTGGCACAACAAGCAGTAAGGGGAATTGGCGGGGCGCTTAGTCCGGAGGAAACCGGTCGGGCAAGCGCCAGTTGTGTTGAGTATTACCGCCGCAGGATCGGGTGATCAATGGGGATCGTCAGTACTCCCGTTGCCATACAATGCGTCCTGTGATTCATCGGTCAGCGCCTGGCCGGCCAGTTCTGAGATCAGGGACATCATCACCAGAAACTCTTTGGGATTGCATTGCGCTGTCTGTGAAATGTCTGCGATCAGTTGTATCCTGGACAACGTTAGCTGTTGTTTAGTCAGGTTTTCCATTTTCTCCCCTCGCCAGATACTGTGTTTATATACAGTATTCTTTAATTGAGCTAATACGTCAACACATAACGCTTTTTAAATAAGATAATTCATTGAATTAATACGTTAATTTTCATTCTCTTTGATTTTGTAGGGTTTATCTCTTTTTCCGATATCGGCGGCGATCCACAGTTATTGACAGAACTCCAAGGCGAGCGGATCTGCGGGTTTTTCGCCAAAGCGGGGCGATGACGGATAATCCGCCATTGTTCGGTATGGGTGAGGAAAATGAGTGAGGCTCCCAGATGCGGGGCGTAAATGCCGACAACTTTGTGACGCCGCTCGTCATAGGCATTTTTTTCTTCGCTGAGCTGGCGGGCGACGCGAACGGTTTGTTCCTTTCGGGGAATATGGATCCCGCCCTGCGCCTGAATATAACCCGCAAAATCACCCTGATCGGCGGCCGCGCGGACGTCTTCCACCCGGCTGTCAAACCGGCTGCTCAGACTCTGGTGCCTGATGCGGCGGCATTCGCGCCATGCGCCGACGGAAGGAATGCCAATGGCGTGAAACTGCGGGATGCGCCATGTCGATGCCCAGGCGGTGACGGCGGTGGCTACATCGGTCAGCAGGCGTCCGGAGTCAAAATCGGTTTCGCCATCGAGCGCGTAACCATCAATATTCTTGGCCACGTATTTGGCGATATATCCCGCCGCGCCGCCCCGGTTCAGCGGCTTGCAATTGAAACGTGACTCCGCCGCGCCGGGTTCATCCGGATCGTCTTCCAGCGCGTAACGGCGCATGACTTCTGCCACTTTTTGTTGCTGCTCGGGCGGTGTGAACAACATCATATGCCAGTGCGGCGTGCCGTCGTGATGCGGTTCGACGACACGTACGCCATACACTTTCAGGTTGCGGTCTTTAAAGGTGGTGCGGATTTTGGCCCAGACGGCCACCAGATAACGTTGTGCATCCTTGGGCGTAAAGGCGTGCTGATCCCATTTCCGGTTAAACAGGGGCGCTGAACCCCCGCAGTTCATTTTCAGCGGGTGATATTTTGAGGGGGTGGTCAGGGTGATAAACAGCCCGCAGTCCCGCTGCTGATCCGCCACATCTTCCACCCCGGCAATCAGCGTCATCAGTTCCATGCGGCGAAGTTTGGGGTTGGAGACGCTGGCCAATACGGTGTCCAGCAAACTCAGCGTTTCCCCGGATTCAACATTTTCCAGCTGGCATTGCTTCAGGTAATTGATGGCGGATAAGCGGCGCGATACCACATCGCGAATGGCATTTTTGCTGGCATACGGCGACGTTGCGCGGCTCACATAGCCGCAGGCGATCATCAGCGCTTCCCGCCAGAGCCGCTGTTTTGTACGCAGTTGTTTCTCCCACCAGTCACCGCTGACCAGACGTGACACCGCTGCGACCGCAGACTCTGCACACATCCGGCCTTTTTGCCAGGCGCGCCAGAAGAGAGGCTGGATGCCGCAGGCGCGGGCCATCGTCGCAACATGCCCGTAAATCTCATGTTGTGTCGCGTCCTGCAGCAAAATATCGGATTGGTCAGGGCGGTTTTCCAGCCAACGTTCGCAGTGATATTCGTAAGCATCCAGCATGTTTACCGCCAGCCTGTTTGCCAGACGTTTCAGGGCATCGTCATTAAGGTCGGGCAGGCGGTTAAACAGGTCTTCTTCGGTGAGTAGCTTTTGCGAGATCTGACGATTGACTCTGTGACGCGCATTCACCTGCTGAATACGTGGCCATAAACGCTGTGTAAAAACCGTCATCAGAAAATGCACCGCCGCGCGGACACCCTGCGTGTCCAGCAGCCAGGTATAGCGCTGATGCAAAGGAGTACGCAGACAGCGGGGCAGTGTCGCCAGCTGAGAAAGGGCGGTTTGCTGACGCTGGCAGATATCGCGGGTCAGCGGCTTGTCCAGCGGGGAACTGAGCGCCGGAAGGGGGGCGTTCCACCACCAGACGCCATCAAAAGGTTTCCGGCCTGTACGGTTAAAAGGCGGGGGCGGCGAAGGGGCAATCCTGCCTCTGTTATTATCTGGCATTAAGGTTATTTCCGACAAAGAGAATACCTTCCGGAAATAACGTTATTTCCAGTAAAAAGGCGACTTTATTGATTAAAATGAGAAAGTGTTATACCGGGCGATAATTCTTTCTTTTTATCTCATCTATTTCCTGACATTCAATACACCGTTGTACGCCGGGAATGATTTTCCGGCGTTGCTCAGGGATCGCGGCATCGCAATCCGTACAGTAAAAGGCGGAGGCAACAGGCTGTGCGCGGGTTGCCCGTAAAATCTGCGCCTCAAGTATCTTTAACTGATATTCCTGTGATTCATCTATCCAGTCTGCCATCAGTAAAATTTTCCTTTAAAAAACGCCGTGAAATGGCGCAGGGATAAAAGTGCCTGAACAATTTTTAATTGCTCCTCAGGTGTTAACCGGGAATAAGGCAACAGGGTATGACGGCGTTTAAGGCCAGCATGAAAACATAACGTGAATTTCCATTTTTCAGTGGCCTGATCGAAAATAAGCTCAGCCGGATTTTTATGCTCAGTGAAATAGATTTCTTTCAGATGGGCTATCTGACGCAGCCCCGTCTGGCGCTGTTGCTCTGTTCCTAAAAACATCGCGTCTCCTTATTTCTCCACGGCACCGTAAATTTGGTATCATGGTCATCTGACGGTACATTACATAATCAATCTAAACTTGCATTTGCAAGTTGTCAAGATGATATTTACAGATCCAGGGGTTTTCGCCAGATGCAATTAGATGAACTTGAAGGTGGAAAAGCCGTCCTGACGCGTATGCTTCAGGCTTACGGCTTTAGCATGCAGAAAGAACTGGGGGATCTGTACGGGTTGTCATCTGGCACGATAAGTACCTGGGTAAGAAGAAATTATTTTCCCGGTGACGTAGTGGTGGCCTGTGCGCTGGATACCGGCGTTTCCTTGCGCTGGCTGGCAACAGGCAAAGGCTCAATGCAGGATGCGAACCCTTCTGCGTCCGCCGTGCCAGGAGATGTCCGCCAGCTTAAAAAATTGAGATTGCGCGGCGGAGCACTGGAAGAAGAAGGCGTCTGGGCGGTCGACTCTTCACTGCTGGATGACTCGCTGACCCTGCCTGCGTATGTCGTGAAAGGCAATCATTCATGGATTGTCGATCTGGGCAGCACGCATCCGGGCAATGGCCGCTGGCTGCTGGATATCGACGGTGATCTGGATGTTTACGATGTGGCCCGTATTCCCGGCAACCGCCTGAGCGTGACGCGTCAGGAAAGTCATTTCGAATGTGGTGTCGATGAAGTGACAGCGTCAGGACAGGTGTTTATTACCCTCGATCGTAACCTTTAA